AATTGTCTAATCTAGAGAGACCCATCTTGCTTGCATTATAGTTCTTGTTATGGATTATTTAGCATAGCAATAAGGCATCTATTCCATTTTCCCTGAGAGAGGATCTGCATAGACTAATCTGTCTTCAGGACATGTAGCACGTACCAACTCAAGGACATTCATAAACTCCTCTACATTATCACAATCTACCTGTTTTGTATCACCTTCACTAGAATATAGATAGAAGGTTCTTCTAACAGGATCTACCACACATTTCGTGAGATACTCTTCGTCTTCCATCTTATTTTGACATATTTAGATAGTATATACCATCCTTAAATAAATGTCAACGAGTCCAAGTATTTTGACCTGAATAAGATGGATCATTTGCTTTAGGATCAGGATAATCCTCCCATGTTTCACCTTCATACTCTGCTACCAAAGGATTTATATCCTTTCTCTCAGCATACACATGATAGAAACAATCAATTGGCATTCCACCTTTTGATTGGAGATAGATCTTCTCATCATCCCATCTCTTTATAATAATGTCTTGATGAGCACCGATAGGTTGAAGTTGAACTGAAATACTATCTAAATGAACTAGATCTTTCCAATAAGAAGGTAAGAAAATTTCTTTTCCACTTCTTAATCTTCCTCGATGATAAACACCAACCTCTGCACCTTCAATACATGCATGAGCAAGACGATAACCTTCTCTTGATGGGTGTGGTATATCAAACTTCTTAGGAAGACCATCTGCCACAGAGTGTCTTGCTTCTAATCTTCCAGTGGAAACACAATCAACAGATCCAGTAACAAATATATCTCCATCAACATATACTCCTCCACGAATCCATTGTGCCGTTGGAATTTCTCCAGATGTACCCAGAGACTTCTTAGGCATCTCACAATCAGGATCATCATTAGTTAGTGATCCTACCATCATAGTAGCACCAGTATGATCAAACTGAGATGGTTCACCAAAAACTACTGGACCTTCTGCAAACAAAGCACCATTAATCTCTTCACAACCTTCTTTAATAGCAGGAACAATACCAACTCCTACTCTAAGTGCTTTTCCGCAATTTACTGTGTCTTTAAAATCCATTTTATTTACTCATTAGAATTTGGAGGGTGCATCGGATGCTGTTAACTCACCATCAGCACCTTTATCCCACCCTCCAGTATTAAGATATTCATCACTATACTTAGTTGTATCTGCTCCTCCAATGGTGCTTCCTGGATCATCTGGAGTAGGTAAACAATTCTTCTGCCTTTCTCTTTGTCCACCAAACTTAGATGGTTTACATTGAACAGAATCAGTGATGTTATTAATTAAAGAAGCAAAAATTGACAATACCCCATTAGAAGCTTGTTCAAAATCACCCGCACTACATAACTTAGTGTAGACTGATGAACTAGTCTGCAATTTCTTACATTTAAGAATAAAATTCTCACTAGCAGTTATATTGATGTTACCTTTGGTCGATCCCTTACCTGTGGTACACATTTCAATATCAGTTGCCTCCATTCTAATCTTACCATTACTGGCTTTAATAACAATATTACCATTATGTGCATGAATAAAGCAAGACTCCAGTGCTTCTTTTTCTGCTCTATCATCAATCCAAGGATATTTTCCACAATCCACTTCAAATTTACCAGGACTAGTAGATATAGTAGTAGATCTTCTATCAGGACCAATATCTAAACATAATTGATGCTCTCCATCTTGCTCATTTCTTAAAGCAACCGCAGAAGTATTATCTCCTTGTTTATGAATAGCTCCAATCCATACAGACCCTTTCTCATTCTTTCCTATAGTTTGAGAGGTGTAATTTTGTTGAGCAGTATCAGTTGGTGGACTGGTTTGCTTACCATCCTTAGTCTTACCTCTAATATTCTGTTTTACTACTTTAGATCCTTCCATTTTATTATGTTAGATTATCGGGAGTTCCAGGAATATCGAGTCGTGGATTATCACTACTTATATCCGTACCTTGTCTGAGGATTGCAGAAGCAGGTGTAGTAACTTGAGCATCGATGCTTTCTTGAAGTGTATCATATATTTGAACCAATTGTCCAGCAGTTTCATAGTATCCTGCATACTTAACACCCTCTTTATAGAAGATAGCACCATAATAAGGTCTTCCTTCATAATATCCTGTTTGTTTAATACCTACAAGATCAGTAACCTGTAATAATTTATCTTGGTCAGGAACAATAGGATCTCTCACAACTGTTACTACAGGAGTTCCTCTAAATCCACTTCCTGTTGGAGAATTGATTCTAATACGAGGATAATTAGTGATGCCGATAGGAGTAGGTGATCCTGCTGTATCATCAACACATACCTTTTTAACCCTACCATAAGAATCCATCTCACATATATGTGCTGTTGCTGGTCCATCAATCTCTACTGGATCATCAAAATTATAATTAACTCCAGGAGTATCAACAATTATTTCTTTTAATTTTAATCCTACGGGATATCCAGGACCAGTTGGTGGTTTAAATCCATTACCTGGACATATAGGACGCACATCATCTACGACTCCCTTTCCTCCCACTACTTGAGGACATGGAGGTGGAATTAATATGCCCGACACACCTACTGGATTTTCTTTCCAAGACTTAGTTTTAACTTTACCATCTACTTTAACTGATACGTTCACCTTCTTAGTAATAAGAGCACCACCAACCACTGGATTTCGTTCCCAAGTAGGACTTGAAACCCTTATATTCGTTAAGTCTAATTCTACAGTCTTTAATCCTGTTGTTCCTATATTAAAAGTAAAGGTTCTTACTCCCTGTCTTACTTTTGCCACACCAACTTCTCTTCCATCCACTCTCATCTTTAATTCATCATCCGCTTGCATTTTTAAATCATATTGTCCTGCTTCTGGGAAGTTTACATTATTCCACTTCATAGTCCATGTCTTATCTTGAATCTCTTCAGGATCAGTAAAATAAGGAGTTAAGAGTGCTCCTAAATTTTCCTTACCTCCCCCATAAGTAGCAAGTTTTGGTCCCTCATATATGACTCCTTCTCTAACTGTGCCTCCTATTAAAGTACCACCAGCAGTAGGATATTTTCTTTCTACTTTAAATTTACATCTATTCTTAGTAATATCATAAAATCTACCCTGAGATGCTGTGCATATCAGGTCATCAAACGTAACACCACCTTGAGATCCTGCATCTACATCAGGAATATCTTCAAGCATTACTACACCACCATCTACCTTTAAAGCACCAAGTGGAGCAGGATAATTACCCATCAATCCTTGTCCTGCATTCTTAATTTCTACAATATACTCTTTTCCAATCTCAACTTCCTTTGTTACAGTCGTATTCAACTGAACTAATTTAGAACTTTCACCATCCCCTACAAAGCTACCACCTTGTTCATAAAATAATCCCTTAATGTCTATAGAATTAATAAATGCACTATTAGTGGTTACTTTAAAATCAATTGTTTGAGTAGTAGAAACCGTTTCTGCTCCTGCATTTACCCAATCAGCAGTGCTAAAAATCTTTTGATCTATTAATTGTTTTTCTTCAAACAAATAATTCTCCACCGCAACTCTTATCGTTGCACTTCCTTTAGATAAAAAGAACTTCTTTTCTCCTCTAACTTTATTTTCTCTTCTAGATGTACTTAATACTTCAGTACCATTAACCCAGAAAGTGGATATGTCATCTGCCTCACCCTTCAATTTATAAAAACCATCATAAGGAATATCAACTGTCCATTCACTCTCAAAAGAAATTCCACCACCCGAACTAGTCTCTGTATCATAAGGAGGTACAGGAGACATTGCATGTTTGTTAAGGAATTTACTCCACCCATCCACATAAACTGGATGCCATTGGGAAGTGCCACCAGGAAATCTAGTAGTCCAGAAAGGATTAGCAGGACATCTTCCTTCCTTTACTGGTTTTGGTTGTTGTGGAATAGGTGGAGCAGGTGCTTCAATACTCATTGCCACACCCATTGGATTATAGTGCCAATCTACAACTTTAGTTCTCTCTTCTTCTTTGAAAACTGTTGTTATATTAACAGCAAGAGCCATTGGATTTAATCCTTTACCACTATAATCATGAACTGCACCTTTACTTCTTATCTTACCAAATCCAAATTTACCACCAGGTATTTGCTCTAATGCTGCAACAATATTATAAGTTCCTTGTTTTATATAATGCACTTCCTTTAAAATACCTGTGCTTTTAATTCCTTTTCCTGAAGATGTATATCCTTCCTTTCTAATTTCAACCTGATCTCCAATCTTTAATGTAACATTATCATCTACTCCTATTTCAATAACATAATTACCACTAACAGGAAAATTAACCGTATTCCATTTAATCTCATGAGTCCCTGCATAAGGATTATCAGGAAGAGTATTTAAAGTATCGAACGGACAGATACCATACTCATTCATAAACCCACCTCTATTATTAACATTTGTTCTCCATAATTTTCTATTTGCTTTCTTCATATAGTCAACAGTATTAAAAACTTCACTAAGTTTTTTAGTAGTGCTAACTTCCGAAGTTGTAGATTTTACAACCTCTGTAGTCTCTACTGTTCTTGATTTTTGAAGATTTTTAGCACTGATAATAACCACTGATCCATTAGTATCTGATCCATGTGAATCTAAAAACTCTATCGTGCCATACCTATCACTGTTAGGTCCATAAACAACATTCACTTTTGTCAATCTAGATGATCCATCATTACCTTCCAGTATAAAAGGACCATATCCCAACTCACTCCTTCTAAAAATACCTTTAGCAGATACCGATCCATTTTGTTTAAACCTACCATTAGAATCCTTCTCTCTTTCTAAAACAAGATCAGGTCCGTTGGTATTAGGAATAGTCAATTTTGTAATGGCAGTTCCTGCAGTCCTTGGATTATCGTTATAATCTAATTTTAAAACCAATTCAGTTTCTTCATTCCCACCAACCGCAAGATAATAACCATTACCTTTTTTCATAAAATCAGCACCAGCTACCTGTATTTCTTGCCGAGTAGTGGTTACTGTTTCTTCAGTGGTCTTGGTTTCTTGCTTTATTGCTCCTGATCCTTGAACTGATACCTTTTCTTTGATAGCATGATTATAAAGTTCTAATCTTAAATTATGTTTTCCACCTTTAATTGTTTCTTTAAACTGCAAAGGACTAGATAAAACACTACCCGCAGCCCCACCTGCACCTATTTTAAAATCAGAAACTGCTTCATTATCTAAGAAAAATCTAGCATCATTATCACACTGTGCTGTAAATTTATATTCTCCATCATAAGGAAAATCTACCTCTTCCCATTCAAAAGTATACCATCTACCAGGAAAATCAGATCCCTTTGATCTGGACATAGGAACAGGTGATATGGCATAAGAATTTAAAAACTCACTCCATACACCATGCTTTACTTTATAAAAAACTTTTGTTGTTTTATTATTTCCAGTTACTTTATTAGGTGCTTCCTTTCCAGTAGTCCACCAAGGATTTTGTATCTCCCTTAACTCCCTCATATATCGTTTAACTGTAGCCTCAAATGGAGTTTCTTGAGGATTAATATACTGATTAGGATTCCATGCTCCTATATTCTTTCCATTACTATAAACACTTCCAAATCCTACATTTGGAGGAGCAAGTGCCATTATATGAGGTGGAAAATAATCTTCAAATTCATCTTCATCTTCATAGGTTTCCCACTTAATCGCAGTGCTACCAATACCAGCTCTAATAACTGCACCAGCAGAAATTCCTGTAGGATCTTGAATTGATACTTGAGGAGGATACTTATACCCAAATCCTCCTGATACTAAATCAACTCCAAGTAAAGATCCATCTTGTCCTATAATAGGATTAGCTACAGCACCAACCCCGCCTCCTCCAGCAAAAATTATTTTAGAATTTGAATCCTTTGAATCTGGTGTAAAAATACTAGCTCCTTCGCATTTTTGTGCATCGGATGGAAGATCATCAGGAGTTAATTTATTTACCTCATTAATATTAAGATATTGAAGTTTCTCTCTGGTAGCAAATATAAAAGTAGTTCCTGGATTTTTCTTAGCATATACATTCGCATCCCACAATCCTACCCCCGATATATATCCTCTATCGGTGGAAATATAACCTACTTTTACATCACGTAAAGTAGGAGGTTCAAAAACATTAAACGATCCTGACATATTCTATATTAATCGGGCAAGATATATCATAATTATTATTTATCCATAATTAGGAAGGTTATTTGTAAGGTTATCTACTGCATCCTCCATTTGTCCCTTCACTTGCTCTCCTATACTAGCAATATCAGGCATACCCTTAGAAGGTAACGCAAATGGTATTTCTTTAGGAATATTCAATCCATCTAAATTAAACGAATCCCCAATTGCTCCTTGTGCTAATGAATTAATACTTGGCAGTTGACCATCAGGTAGTCCTCCTCCACCTTTTGCAAGAGTAAAGAAATCAGCAACAGGAGGATTAGGGGGAAGTTCAAATGGGAAAACATTTCCTACAACATTTTTAAAGTTTAAAGCAGAACTAAGACTACCTCCTAAACCCCCAAGTTTTGACATAATACTACCTAAACTTTGAGGTTTATTCTTACCCGACTTAGGAGCTTCCATTGCTACTTGACCAACATTAGTGGTTTGAACTATGGTAAAAGTAGCATCAGGAGAAGTACTGCAATAAGTTTCCCTATCCACAGTTACAAATTCACCCATTTCATATCCATGTCCTGGTTTATTAATTGTTATTCCAAACTGATCAATACGACCTCGTGGTTTGAGTATCTGAAATGTACACCCTGAACCACCATTAGCACCAGTAATAGTTAATATATCATCCTTCTTATATCCAGTACCACCCTGACATTCTGTGATTGTAACTTTAGTTCCTGCTCCACCTGAATATGTAATGTTTGCCTTACATCCAGTTCCAGACCCACCTGTAGTATTTTGATTAGTATTTGTACCACTCGTACTCGGCACAGGTGTAGCACCATCATTGTATCCAGACCCACCTGTAAGTAATTTAATATAGGTCTCACCATCTGTTGTACCAGTAGCACCACCCTCAGTTACCACAATATCAACAGTCAATCCACTACCAGGACCTTGTGCAGTAGACGCAATACCCACTCCTCTATTACGAATACTACCAGAACTAATTGTCCCTGCATCTACCATCGTCACATAAAAACTACCACCTTGATCATCCCCAAGTCCTTCCTCATCACTAATAGTAACAACCTTTCCATCATTACTAGCATCTCTTGCCCTTGGTTTTGACTTTTGCTCCATCTCTCCTAACTCAGCACTCATGTCCTCTATGAATGCATTCATACTATTAATAATATTATTATTTGCTTCGTCAATCGCACCTTTACTTCCTGCTATTGCTTGAGCCATTATATTCTCTGCATAACAAATAGGAACTTTAGGATGAGTACGTACATCACCATAAAGAGTTGTATCCTCGGCAGAATCGCCTGTAGCATATGAATCAAACGTTAGAGATACATTACCATTATCCTGCGATTCTACTGTAGTATTAGGTAGAGTAGTACCCGTCTTTCCCGATTTTCCTACAGTAAAAACATTATTTCTAAATTTAATCTTCTCTCCTTTTTTAACGGACATACCAGGAATCCAATTTTTCATAAATCCAGATGCACTAGGTGTAATAGGATTATTCACCATACTCATTGCCTGTTCTTTCAACGAGTCAACATTTAAAGTTTTTCCTAAAATACCTTCCATCATCCCACCGATCCCATCAGATATTCCACTAAATTGTTTAAGAGTATCTTGATTGAGTACCTGTTTCATATCAGCAAACATAGATCTCTTTGAGGCTGGCATTGCAGCAACAACTTTTGATAATTCTGAATTTAATTTCTTATTAGTAAATTCATTCATCTTATCAAAGACGACCTTCATATACTTGGAATTAATATCAGCCGCTTCTTTCATCATCTTTTCCATATTCATGGGAGGCATGGCAGCTGCATCCGCAAAATTACCCAATGATTGCAAAGACTCATTCATTTTACCAGACATATTATCAATAGTAATCTGCATTCCTTTAATAGCAGATTGAACCTCATCATCAGGTTTAAACAAAGGAATCTTTTCTTGAAATGCTTTCTCTAATTGAACTTGAGCAGCACTAATAATATGAACTGCTTCTCCTTCTAATGTAGCAAGACCCTCGGCAAGATTCTCAGGTGAATTGGCAGCAGCAACACGACTAATTAAACCTTTTTTTGCTTCATCTCCTATAAAACTATTTGTAAATTCTTCTATCTCTGCTACACCAAAACCATCCTTTGTCCACTGATCTTTTAAATTCTGTGCCTGTTGAGTAGCATTTTCAATGTCTTTTAACATTGCGGGAGTTTGAAACCCTTGAGGAAACCCGAACTTATCTAATGCCATTATCTTAATTACCTCCCGAATTCAAATCGATTGTAGATTGTATATTATTTTTGAGAGAATCTAATAAAGCCGATTCCTTTTTACTTTCTTTTGATCCAGGTTTAACTATAGGTATAGATCCAGGACCAGCACCTGCATATTCGTCCTCCTTTGGTTTGTCTTGTTCTGCGAAACCACTTATACCTTTATATGCTTTTCCTCCCGTTAATTCTGTCTTTGCTTGGAGTTCTGTCTGTGCATTATTACCTAAAATTCCCATAATAATAGGAACGTTCTCATGAGAATCCATAAAGAATCCAAATACAAAATTACCAGGACGGATAGCAGGAGATGTCATTGTACCTCCTTGACCTCCCCCATCGGTAATCCCGTACATTACATTAGCAAACTTAAGTTTTTCAGAAGGGAGGATTTCAGTAGATTGAGGATGGATTCCCATGATCCTTACCTTATAACGATATCCCCATCCATTAATTGACTCAGGATTATCAAACTTATACGGAAGAATGTTATCTCTCCACGTAGAGTCGTCACAAATTTGACCCATCCACCATTGGAAAGATCCTCCAAGAAATCCTAAATCAGCTAATCCTCCTCCTTGCATTTTTAATCGTCGTAAACTCTACATTCTAATGAATCTGGATGGTTATCACAATACACTTCTAGGTGCTTATCTTCATGACGTGTGTGCCAATCATTGATCTTGGCATCATTCTTATCCACTTCCGATTCATCATGATCATGGAAAGCATCATTGTGCATTTCCAAATCCTTTTCAGTATACTCAATCATACCATGATTGATATGTTCTTTATGATCTTTAGGATCTATATAGACCTCATGGTTTAGGTCGTGATCGGGTGTTTTAGTAGTCATAGGTTTAAATTCCTCTAACGAAAGTATTTATTTAATAGTTTACAATAAATTAGAACCAAAATTTGGTTGTGTCACAGTATGAGCATTTGTACCTTTCCTAAAGGTATTATGACTACCTTTACGTCCAGTAGAGTCTCTAATCAAATTCATTTTAGTATAAGTTTCCTTTAATGAAACATAATGTGATAGATCGGAGATAATATATACTCCCCCATCCTTTTCATTTATATCATCAGCCTCAGTATCGGCCTTCAAACCAGCGATGTCTACCCATACAGCATCACCAGCATGTAAAGAAAAATCACCTGCTACTGTAATAGTTATGGTGGAAGAAAATAATTGCTGATACCTCATTATAGACTGATTGTAAATATTTGACAAATCAAAATTCTCTTCACCTGACTTATCTAATTGTTCATCAGTATCTCCACCAGGTTGAACTCCAGTATCTTTCACTTGCCACATATATCTACTAGGAATTTTAGCAAGTTCACCCAAATCAGCCAACTCTTCTGCTGATAAGGTTAAATACTTTTGATTTCCCTGAAGATCAGGATCAAAAGCACTAAATTTAGTCTGTGTCCAATCAGGTTCCTTCAAATCAAAGAATTTTAATTCAGTAGTATAAGCCCCCATTAATAACTTATCCTTCACATTAATAGCACTATCTCTAGAATAATCCAGAGCTTTTAAATCATATCCTGCCGCAGGTTCATCATTATTTGCTGGTGTTTCATTATAGATAACCGATTTCTTTTGAGGTTGCCCTAATATCTTATCAAGAGATTTGAAGTGATATCCTTCAGAAGTTTGCCAAAAAAGAAACCCTGCAGTATTACCTGGTTTATTTCCTTGAGGAGCAGCCTTTGTGCATAAAAGATTAATACAATAAAAAGGTTTTCGAGTACCACCGATAAAGTTATAATTTTTTGCACCTGTTTCTTCTACAGATGCAACTGTAGCAGATTTAAGATTATCCTTTAATATAGTATCAATATGCTGCGATATCTTTCCTTCCAAACATACTTCTACCCTATTTGGTCCATGCTCATTTTCAAATACCTCTTCAGAAACAAGTTGGATTTGAGCAGCAGACTTGGTAGTTTTATCATCAAAAGGAGTTACAGTATTAACCTTTAACTTTAATTCTAAATTATTATTTCTATTATCAGTAAAACTTAATTCAACTATCTCACCACCTACAAGAGGTAATGCATCAATAACCGTTCCTGTATTATCGCAATTAGATCCTTTCTTATTATTATTAACACTATTACCCGAATCAGAATAAGTATAAGTTACTCCAATTGTATTAGATAAAAGACTTTCATAGTACTGAAGAAGAATAAACCCTCCAGATAAATCTACGTTATTAGATTTTCCTCCCTCTTTTTTATTAGAGGTCACCACTATTTTTTCAATATCACAAGGTGCTGATACTTTTCTTTCAGATCTTTCAGTTTCTTTTTTCTTTTTTTCCTTAGCTTCTTTGTGAACTTTCTTTAAAAAGTCACCGTCTGCCTTGGTGAGACCCATTGCCATAGAATTAATACCTCCTAGTTATATTTAACATCTATCGTTTAGCCAATTCTGCATAAACAGAAGGTGCAGATTCCCGTAGAGAACTTGCCAACATCATTCCTTCTGTCATCTTTAAAGCAGTCTCATTAGTTTTGTTCCCATCAGTTCCTTCAGAAGCGGAAGGAGAGGACTTTTGAGTAATTACATAAGTGGTAGAATCTTCCTCTTCATACCCTGCATAAGTATCAATTCCTTCACTCATATCTTCAGTTTTTCCTTCTATGCCTCCACTACCACTACCAGAAGATGAAGAAACTTTAGATACTGTATCTCCCGTCTCTCCTGTCTCTCCTTTCTTTTCAGGATCCTTACCCTTAAAAATTGAATCATAAATTGCACCACCTAACATATCACCACCAGCACCTCCTAAGAAAGAACCAACTATAGTACCAGCAGGACCAGCCAATGTACCAAGAAGTCCTCCTAACCATGCACCCACACCTGCACCTATTGCCATAAATGCAGATCTTCCCAATGGTTCTTTAAATACAAATGCATTCAATAAGAAATCAATTAAGGCTCCTATAAAAGGTATTCTTTTAACTATAGGACTAATAATTTTCTTAGCTGCTTTTAATATATTTTTAGAACTCTTTAAAACCTGTTTAGTTGCACCTTTACCTATTGTTCTTAGTCCAATCTTGGTGGCTTTTTTAGTTGCAATCTTTGCTACCTTCTTAGTAGCTCCCATTGCTGCTTGACGAACTGGTTTAGCAGTAACTGCTCCACTTATTGCTGTTTGTGAAAGATTTTTATCTTTCTGTTCTTCTTCACCATCAGTTGCCTCTCGTTTCAAATCTGATGCAGATTTTTTACCAAAAACCAGATCATAAATCAACCCACCCAAAGCATCTCCTACAAAACCACCCGCAACAGCACCAATGAACGTTCCTAATCCAGGAACTATGCTACCTAAAGCACCCAACAACCATGCTCCTAAACCTGCACCAATAGCTTTAAATGCGGCTTTACCAGGAGGTTCCTTAAATACAAATACATTCAAAGCAAAATCAATTAGTCCACCAATAAGAGGAATCCTTTTTATAACAGGACTTACAAAATTCTTTGTCAATCTGAGTAATACTTTACTTCCACCTCTTCCTAAAACTTTACTAACTCCTGCCCTTGCTACTCTAGTAAGTCCAGACCTAGCAAATTTCTTTCCTGCAGTTTTTACTGCTTCAGTACCAAACTTTCTACGTGCTGCTTTCTCTCCAAATCTACGAGCATATCTTCTTATAACATCCTTAGAAGTCTTCCCAAATCTTCTTCCTCTAACAATATCTAATCCCTGATTAATCTGCGATCCTGCCATTGCAGCAATCAAAGCAGTATTTAATAACAACACAAAGGTTTTAGAAAGATTATCAAATACTTTCATTCCAGATTCACCAAATAGGTTACCTACGGTTCCTCTTAAACCATCATAAATTTTATATCCAAAATCAATTAACCCAACAAAAGCATTAAGTAATTTTCCTCCCCATTTAATAAGAAAATTTGCTACTCCTACCAATCCTTTAGCAATTCCTGCAAATAATCCTACATTATCAAGTAAACCCATCAAAATTTTACCTAATAATAAGGTAACAAAAAAGTTTATTATATTACCAAATACACTTTTTGCTTTAGGTGGTACTAACCCCCGTAGTTTAAACCTATTTTTATTCTTCTTAGTAGCACTTTCTAATTCCTTTTCCGAACCTTTCCTTTCTTTTTTCTTTCTACCTTTCTTTCTATCCTTTTCTCTTATCTCATCTAGAGCAATAGATCCCTTTAATAAAGTATCAACATCAACAAGAGTAGTTTTAATTCTAAAAGCAGTCCCTACTAAATCCTCCTTTCCTATACTAGGAGTTGGTTTACTAATACTTTTGGCATCAAACGTAGAAGAAGAAGAAATTAAAGGAGTAGTAGGTTTAGAAACCACAGGAGATGCTTCTACATCCACTGTTTGCTGAGAAGCAGGGACATCATTTTTACCTTTTCCCCCAAACACCTTTTTAGCCATGCTAGCCCCACGGCCTACCTTCATTGCTCCCTTTGCTAATGCTCCCAACATAATATTACACTCTCATTCCTAAGACCATCATTTTATCTTGGTCAGTCATGAACGGAGGTCTGACATCAAAAGCAGGAATATCATTACCTCCAGGAGGAGGAGCATCCTTCTGTTTTTGTTCTTTACTAGCTTCCTGATCATATGCCACCACAACATTCTTTTTCTCTTTAGGTTTTACCTCATACTTAGCCACAGCATCCTCAGTAGATTTTATCATCGCAGGAGTAATTTCAATAGCACTAGATTTTTCTTCAGTATTACTAATATTAGCAGAACTCTGTTTTAACAGACTTTTCCTATAAAAATTAATCCACCTATCATTCGCTCCAAGTGCAATCAGTTCATAGTATTTTTCTTTAGTCCTGTTTTTTACATTTCGCTTAATTTCGCTGATACGTTCCTTCCCCTCTGGAGTTCCTGCCAAAGGAGATGAGTTTGTTTCTGGTTTATTCTTATCTAAATCATGAACTTTATCATAAAAAATCTTGGTGGTGGTCTTAGTGGGATTATCATCTGCCAAACCACCACCTTCAAATCCTCGAACTAAACCACCACCAGACATTGCCTGAGATATATCCTGTGCTGATTTTCTATTACTTTTTCCATCATCACCACTAAAGAAATCACGAAGAGCACTACCAAATGTTTTAGTTTTTGCTGTTTCAGTTAATGCATTAGTTCCACCACCACCTCCTCCAAGTCCCATTCCACCACCAAAGGAAGGATTTCTTACTTCAAGTCCACCATCAAAGGTTAGATTATTTAAAGGTATCAAATTTGGTCTATTAGTCCCACCTGCTGCAGCATTCATTGCTAAAAGCTTATCAGCACCAATCTTATCAACTGCTGGTTTACTCATCATAATCTCACCAGGTTGAGCAGCAATTAATTGAGTATCTGGTTCTGCACCTTTAATCTTTTCTCCAGTTTGAGGTGTTATCTCTCCACCACCAAAAAGTCCTTGTACTTTTTCTTTACTTACATCTTCCCCATCACCCTTATCCATCATCTTACTAATACCCATACCTGCCAATACACCAGCTCCAACAAGAAGACCACCTTTAATAAGTCCTGCCTTTCCTCCTAATCCTGCTAATTTACTTGCTTTGAGAGCAGTAATTGCAGCTAACATCTTAGGAATAAAACTAGCAATGGCCACAGTTAATCCTGTAACCAATCCACCAAATCCCGTTCCAAATAATACTACTGCTCCCACTAATGCAGGCCACCAATCCTTCACAAATCTAATTAGAGTTGTTATTTTACCCTGATTCTCTGGATTACCAAACCAATCCAAGAAATTCATCAAAATCTTTCCAAGAAAGATAGTTGTTATAAATTTAAGTATCTTACTCCATAAACTCATGACAGGGGCTATGACCTTATCTGCCATCTTCTGAAGAGGTTTAGGTGCTTCTAATCCTTTCTCTTGATCTTTACGTTCCTTTTCTTCTTTCTCCCTTCGCATACTTTCAGCAACACTCTTATCATTATCTTGCTGTTGAATTAAAGTATCTCTAATGGAACCAACTGTAGAAGCAATCGATTGAAGAGACTCCAATAACGGACTATTAAATTGTTTCTGTTGATTATCTTTACGTAAACTACCTATATTCTTTAATAAAGTAATCTTCTTTTCGTTTATACCAACTCTCTTATCTAAAGAAGTTCCCTTTTTAAATGCATCCCCACTTATAGTTGACCTTTTAACATTAAGCCCACCAATTTGTTCCTTTTGATTACTCAAAAAGGAAGATGCATTTATTAATCTTTGTCGAGAACTAGCCATACTTGGATTGCTGTTTCTTGTTCTTTTGTTCCTCTTCTTCAAGATGCTGTCGAAGAAGACCCACATAGATGTCTCGTTCCCAAGGCATCATATTTTCAATCTCTGTTAAGCTATATTTATGGTACTGCATCAAGGCAAAATTTAACTTGAAATAAGATTCCAAGTCCATATATGCCATGCCTATGCGAAAAAAGACGCTAAGCCCTCCAGTACCACTTCACTTTCAACTTTTGTTTTAGGATTAGTAACCTTAATAGTATGAGATAACTTAGGCATTGTCTCAAAGAACTTCTCAATATCCTTGAACTGAGATGAGTTCATAGATTCAAGAAAGTCTTTCACTTCTTTCTTAGTACAATCAGCAGTTGCCCATACTTCTTCTTCATTATAAATTTTATCAATACATGTACCAATCAATTCAAAAGATTGTTCCATCTGATTTCCTTCTTTAAAATCAAAATTGTTTTTAATAAACTCATCTAGAGAAGGATACTTAAGTTCCATCATCAAGTTATCATCTAACTTAATTTGTTTATTATGTTCATCATCCTTTTGAACTTTAATATCATCTATATCAAGAGTAACTTTAACCTCTGTATTTGTATCATCAGGACAAATAATATTAAGTTCTAATTCTTCTCCTACAGACTTACCACGAATATGAAGGAATAGAAATTCAATATCAAATGTAGGAAGAGATTCTACCTTTACACCCTTAGTGAGAACACAACTCTTTAGAACAGTTTTAATTGCTGTAGTAATTTGCTTGGTATCTTCACTCTCCAATGCAAGAACTAAAAGTTTTTCTTCTTTAACAAGAAATGGTCTATATTTAACCGACTGACCTGTTGACGGTAACTCCAATTCATAAGTCGGAGTCGCAATTTTTGGTAAAGGCATAATATCCTAATACAATTCAGTGTACTTTATTTAGATGGGTCTTTATGGTATAAGTCCCATATCTCGTCTCTCATCCTCGTTATATTGATTCTCTAGTACTATACCACTACTATTAAAAAACTCCACCTCTGACTGACCATCACTCCCATTTCTTTTTGGAGCAGGACCTTGTGCTCCTGTTATTCTATCTACAGTATACCTAATATATGTCATACCAACACTACACCGTAACAAATCTGATCCATTATAACTAACTGGCATTGAAGTTATTGATATGGGGTAACTCTTTATAAATTCATACCTCAATCTATGCCCCGTTGTCTTTGTTTTTTTAGTCCTTATTTGTTCATCTTTTTCAAATTTAGTAACTGATAATCCAGTAGCAGTATATCCATCATATCCAGTTGAAGAATCTGGATATCTTATCCTATAAAAATAATCTTCAGATTTAGGAGTAATTGTATCGGATCCATATTGTTCTCCAGTAATATATGCTATCCATGTTTCAAAAACTTTAATAGGTAAATAATTTTCCGCATCTACATAAAATGTTAAATCTAACCTATCATCAAATATTCTTCTATATGCATGTCTCTCCGTCACACCAGTAAAATTATTATTAATTTCCGTTGTAGCTAACTGAGATCCAGGAAGAGATGCTTCAGCACATAATAAATTTAATTGCCCTTGATGAACCCCTGTAGAATAATCAAATGCATTAGTCATCACCTTATCAAATCCATCAGGCAGTCCAATATGAACCTCATAGTGAGAGGTTAATGCTGGACGTAACAAATTCTTTTTAATGTCTGCTACAGTTTTTGTGAAAGGCATTTATAAATACTTTTTGACCTTATATATTATATATGGCTGAAAGTAAGAAAAGTATTTACAAACCTAGATTTCCCAAGAAATATAAGGGTGATATATCTAATATCATATGCCGTAGTAGTTGGGAAAATAAATTTTGCAGTTGGTGTGACTTGAATGAGAACATTCTAGAGTGGGGAAGTGAAGAGTTTTGGATACCCTACCGTGCTCCTGATGGTAAGACTCGTCGTTACTTTCCAGACTTTATCATCAAAGTAAAAGAAAACACAGGACAAATTAAAACCTATGTGATTGAAGTTAAACCTGCAAAACAAACAAGACCACCAAAACCAAGAAAAAAAGTGACCCAATCATATATCTACGAATGTAAAACCTATGCTACTAATCAAGCAAAATGGAAAGCAGCAGATGAATGGTGTAAAGATAAAAGAGTTGAATTTAAAATCATTACAGAAAAGGAATTAGGTATTCATTATGGTAGATGAAAATTTTGGATTCAATGCTGCACAAGAAGGAGAAGATAATCGTGTCAAACAATTTCTTAGTGACATTAACAATCAAACCAATGATCCAGAAGAAATGATGTTAGAAATCATGGAATCTCTTAATGATACGGTAGAACCCATACCTGAGGTAGGAAAATTCTATACCTTTGTCTATAATGCTAAGACTCCTGGTGAAACCTATGATCAACATCCTTTGATTGCATGTACTTCATTAGAAAGATGGGGATTCCGTGGTCTTAACTTTCATTGGCAGAAATATAGGAACTATACATGGGAAGAACTAGCAGGACAACTATATGTGGTTCAATATAATGAACTTGATGACCTTCTTGCCATACCTTATGCTAAATATATACTAAATCCTCCCTAAATAATAAAAAAGATAAAGTATAATGGCATCGACATCTAAAAAAGGTTTCTACGGAGATGATAAACCAGAAAATAGATTTCTTGGTCCTAAAGGAGAAAAATATTTTACTTTAGTTAATGAAAAAACTGGGAAAACAGAGCTATGGAATGAAGAGTTTGGTCAAGATAGATTTGTGGGAGAATACGATCCAGATAATAAAAAATTTACACCAGAACCAACAGCTGGTTTATTAGGTAAGGGTTCAAGAAAATATGAACAAGAATTTTTTACTACTGAAAAGGGAACAAAACTCATAAGACAAAATGGAGCAAAAGTAGTAGAAAAAGACTTGATAGCAGAAGGTATGAGTGCTGATGAGGCACTAATAAAGGCTGCGGAGTTAACCAAAGAAAGTTCTAGACTTGTTAAAACTGAATTAGCAAAAGATTTAGACACAAAAGGAGGTAAGGATAGTATTGGAACAAGAAGAGATTTTGGTAATATGGTATATCCAGAAACAATTCGACAAAGTGAACAGGATGTTATTAAATTTACAATACTTCAATATCAACCTAAAGGATTTAAAGCAAGAGAAAATAGTTTAGATTTCTTTGGTGAGAGAAATATAATGAAAGGCAGAAAACCAGTGGGAACAGTAGTTCTTCCTATTCCTGGTGGTATAGGTGATTCTAATTCATGTGATTGGGGGGAGAATTCTATGACTGCTATGCAAGCAGCTATTGCTAACATTGGTTTAAGTTTCCTTACAGGAACAGACCTAGCAGCACAAATAACGGGGACTGCCCAAGGAGTACAAAACAATAAAGATGATATTAAAGACGCTTTATCTAACTCTATTGTTGAAGCAGCAACAGGAGGTCAAGGAGGAGCACTTCTTTCAAGAACAAAAGGAGTAATAATGAATCCTAATATGGAATTATTATTTAAAAAACCTCAACTCAGACCCTTCACCTTTACATTTAAATTAGCTCCTCGTAGTAGAAATGAAGCAAAACAAGTAATCAATATCATCAGAACATTTAAACAATCTATGGCTCCGATAAGAAGTCAATCCAATCTATTCTTAAGAACTCCACATACATATCGTCTACAATATATGTCAAGAGGAAAAGTTCATCCATATCTAAACATGTTTAAAGAATGTGCTCTCACCAATTTAAATATGAAGTATACACCTGACGGAAATTATGCTACCTATGAAGATGGTGTCATGACTGCATACGAAATGACTATGCAATTCAAAGAACTCGAACCAGTATTTAATGATGACTATGAAATGAGTGCTTCATCCACAATTGGACAAGATACTGATTTAGATTGGGATAGTTCTAATTCAGGTGCAGGAAAAATGTCAACTAAAATAGGATACTAAGATGTCAAGTTATTTTAAACAAGTTCCAGACTTTGATTATGTTAGCAGACTACCTGATGCTAAAATATCTGACTATATTACTGTCAAAAATCTTTTTAAGAGAGGTAAATTAGCAGATGATATTTTTCAAGATCTAACTGTCTTTACTAAATATGAAATTAGAGGTGATGATAGACCAGATAATGTTGCTGATAAAGTTTATGACGACCCTGATTTAGACTGGATTGTCCTTCTCTCTAATAATATTATTAATATTCAAAGCGAGTGGCCAATGCCTCAAAGAGATTTTGATAGATATCTATTAGATAAGTATGAAACCTATGAAAAACTTAATGATGTTCACCATTATGAAACACTAGAGTGTAAAAATCTTACAGGTGCAGTGGTTGTTCCTAAAGGTTTATGGGTAGAATCAGATTACTCTGTTACCTATTATGATTGGTATGCAGGAGTAGAAATTACCAAATCATCTTCAGATATAGTGGTGTCTGTTACTAACTATGAGTACGAAGACAAATTAGAAAATGAAAAAAGAAATATTTTCTTACTTAAACCAATATATTTAAACATTATAAAAGATGATTTGAAGGAAATGATGCAATATAAAAAGGGTTCTACCCAATACTTGGATAAAACCCTTAAAATTGCAGAGAATATTAGATTATATCAATAATCATTCCTCAGCTAGTTTCTGAAAATACTTCAGTGCATCATCTTCATCTTCACTGGATGAACTAACAGCAGCAGTCACTGTTGCTTCTGCTTTACGTGTCTCAAAACTAGGAGTAAATGATCCACGACTGTTATCCTCATTAAAAACCTCTTCATCTACACGACGAGCAGGTTGTTTATGTCCTAGAACATAATCCAAACGCTTCTTCAGGTCATCATATGACTTGAATTGGTCTGGTGCGGTAACAGCAGCAAGTGAATACTGCTTCTTCCACAATGCTTCTAGTGCATCGTCATCATCAAGAACAGGAGATACTTTATCGAACTCTGACTTGTCATAGTTCCAGTAACCATCCTTCTTCACAATCTTCAACTTGAAGTTTGCACCTTGCCAG